CGTCTTTGCGGTTTTCCAACATTTATTACCTGAAAATACATCAACTCTATAGCGGTTTTTTAATCCAGCAGCAACCAACTTTGTCATTTTAAATGTCGTTTCAATTCGCTCTACAAGCTCTTTTTGTAAATTGGTTAAATCTTGATTCAAAATAACAAAATCACAAGAAATGCCGTTACTATCTGTAAAATGTCGGTGTTCTGATAAAAATGAAAAGTGGTTATCATTGATTTTTTCTTTCTTTGGGAAAAATCGCCACGCTTCATCAATAATGATTAAATCTCCTGCTTTACAAAAGGTTTCAATGTTATTATCTATTGCGTTCTTGTAAGGGTAAAAATCAACACCTAAGCATAAATCATTATCGACAATAACCAATTCACCTAAGTTATCAGGCGACAATTTTTTATCTTTTGATAGGCAATATTCTTCAATTAATTGTTTGTTTAATCCGTAAATATTTGAAACTACCCTACGCCCCAAAGCAATGGCGGGAATGATGACAGACTTTACCACTTCATAAGATTTGCCGTGTCCAGGTAACCCCACATAAGCCGAAATAGCCATAATGATCCCTAACCAATAATTGGTAAACGACGAATAATAAAGCGCGCCAACATTGCCGAAATAACCAATGTTATTCCTGTTGGAATTTGCAATATTGATAGAAAATACCAAATAGAATCAGGTAAACCACTAAATAACGCATTTAAATTTGGTATCTCTTTTGGCAAAAATAACTCAATCACTACGGGAATAAATTCCGTTGTAACAAAGAAAAGTGCGAAAAAAACAAAAAATTTTGCAACAATACCTTTAAAAGCAAACCCAAGAAAACCACTAAATAAACGTAAAATTAAGCTACCCATTGTTATTCCTTATGCACTCAATAAAATTCTTAATGCGACAATTCCCCAAATAAGCAGCATCAAGGAAGTAATCACGGCTTTATTTTGCTCTACATATTGGCAATGCTTATCTAATCGAACATCAATATTTAAATAATCAATATGCCCTTCCCACGTTGGACACTGCACAGCACGATCGGCTAAATGAAAATTCTTGAGCTGCGGAAAAAACTGATTAAATGGCTCTAAAATTTGTCGTGCTGTGGGTGACTCAAGTTCAGGATATTCGGGTTTATCATCAATATCTTTATCATCTTTTTCTTCACCTGGACGCGTACCGGGATTCGGTGTGGGTTGTGGAATAGGTTGTGGTTGGTTTGATGTGCCTATGGATAATTGATTTCCTACACCTGCTTTAGCAAATAAATCGGCAAAAGTTGCCGTTTTACCTAATTTATTTAATTGTGCTTGTACTTCTGCCGATGTAATCGGATCAGATGCACTAAACGGAACTCCAATATAACCAGGCTGAGACGCAGCAGACATCAATAAGGCGTTATACAATAACGCTAATTGTGTGGCGGTTAAGGGTTTGGTATAAAGATTTAAATCTAAATCTGCGACTGAATTTAACTGCTTATCTGATGAAGTTGTTGGAAAATCGCCTACCCAATGTTGATTTTCTTCAAATCTAATGTAGGTTAAATTATTTACACGCGTAGAAACTTCATAATCCGAAGGTTTAGGTGGATTAAAAGAATAAACGATTTGCGAGCCAGTATTTCCCTCTAAAATCGGCTCAAAATCATAGTTTAATTGTTTTTCGGTAAATATCTGACGAACTTCAGGATAAATCATATTACCTATTTTTTGATGACGTAAATAACGATTTTCTACGGTAGTTTGTGAACGTAGATAACGGTATTTCTTGCCCTCAATATCGACTTCTGAATAATTTTCTTCTCCTTTTCCTCCCCATTCCTCTTGCGCGATATATTCAGCCAATTTTTCAATAGAATTTGATTGCGCGTACTCCCCCGTTCTTAACGTATTGAAATATTTATAATGTTTATCTAAGACATCGGATTTATAAATATCCTGTGAGTTTTCCGAAATCTGTTTCTTTTCTTTTGAATACTGATAAATAATTGGATCTTTCATACTCGGCATTGCGTTGACAACTTTTGTTTCACCATTCACATTTATCGCATAACGACCATCAGCCAAAGGAACTGCAGTAGGCTCAAAAGCAACCCCGATTTTGCTATTACTTTCTACATTCAAATCCTTAAGCGTAATTGCACCTGATGTTAACGCTAACGCAACCCATGAAATATCTTTCGCATTGCGTAATGTTGATGTTGCGCCAACAGCAAATGTTGCATCATTTGCCGCAACCGTTCCCAATGCCCGATAAGTCTGTGCTGCACGTAATCCTATTGCTGCTTCATTTGCCGCTAAATAAGCGGCATCATTTGCGGCAGCTCTCCCAACCACAGAAACAGCAGCTCGTCTTGCAATAATCCCTTCAAACACTTCAGCTAATACCACGCGGGCAAGTAACGGATTAGCGTTGGCTTTATAGGATAAAACAACGTTAAAAATAAAACTAAAAATTACTATCCATTTAAGCCAAGCACCACGACTAAACCGCATACCATACCCAAAAGAAAATAAGCAAAATCCCATAACATACGCACCCCAAAGAAAAAAGGGGACGCAAATCCCCCCTTGTTATTGTTATTTTCCAAATAGTCCCAAAATAAAGCGGATACCCATTTTGGCAATACGCGGGCCAATTAACACACCGCCTGCGGCGATAATTCCGGCAATCACCGTTGAAAAATCAACTTGGTTAAGCATACCGGAAACATCAATTTGTACTTTTTGTGCCGATTCACTGCCAGCAAAAGCACCAACGGAAGATCCCAAAGCTACAGCAGCAATAAGGTATTTTTTTAAATTTGACATAAGAAACTCCTTATATTGAGTTAAAATTATGTGCTTATTTGAAAAGCGCTAAAAATGTTCCCACAGATTTAGCGATTAAATAAAAAATAAGCACAAGACCAAATGAAAAACCAAAGCTATCGGTATGATGAAAAAAATCACCCACTGAAAAGCCTTGATTTTCATTCCCTGAATGTGCCACAGATTGAAGTTTGACCGCCTCTGTCCGTGGCACTTTCAATACGACATCACTACAACCATCACCGCCAAAACTCATATAAGGGTGGCAAAACTTAGTTGTAATTTCTATTTCTTCATTCATCACTTATCAATAGCGGGAACTAAAACAATATCACTTACTTTTAAATCAAAATAACCACTGACTTTAAAAGAAGTTGGATGAACATAGTAATTACCAGGAGAATAAGGAACTTGATCCTTTTTCAAGGGCACTTTAATTTGAACAGGAAACTGACCACCTAATTCAATATAGGCTTCCTGCGTGCGAATAAACCAATCTTTTCCCGTTTTCTCACTTACCCCTGACCGTTCATCAATTCTGGAAGTTGAAAAAATTTGTACTTTCAATAAATACTGTTCAATGTTTTGATTACTCATTTTTATACCTCTCGGTTAGTTAAATTACGCAGCTAACTGCATTTGGACAAAATCTAATGTTGGTTCAACATACCAATCAGGACGCTGACAACTAAAATCAATTTCAACAAGTTTCATTAACGGAATGATGTTATGGTGTTCGTGGGCTTTGAGGTTTTGCAACTGGGCTTTCGTTAGCCCGACAGCTAATAAGTCTTTTTCGTGTCGCCAGAACGTTTTTCTATCCATTTCTGACTGAGTTTCTAAATATCCATAAGTTAATAAGTTTTTATAAAAACCAAATAATCTATCTGCCTTCGCATAACTAATATTGCCCTTAGGTGTTACTGTGTAATACTGTTTTTTCAGTAATTTCTGAATATTGTCTCGGTTATATACATTCATTTTGCTTTCTCCAACCGCTTGGATAATATCGTTAAAGGCATCTTGCCATAGGTCTTTAATCAGGCTTTTTCCCTGTTTTTCATACTGTCTTTGATACTGGATTAAATCGCATAATTTGCGTGGAATACGGTATTTATCTAAATAACGTTGTTTTAGCCGAGCCTCAAAACGCACACATTGCTTGGAAAATTCAATTAAATTTGGATTGCTTAACACGTTTAGCACATTAAGAAGATTTTGTTTATTTGGCGTACGTTTTAATTCGGATTGGATTTCGGACAAACGTTTTTGCAACTCTGCCCCTTTTAAATAGACTTTAAGGACTCTATGCTCTGAACGACTGTTCCATTCTGCTGTTGTCTCATATTCTCGGTTATATCGCGTTTTCTTGGTTTGCTTTGCTCTCACATTTTGCAAAAAGCTAATCACCTGCTTTTGCATCATTTCAGACGGAATATGAGCTGAATAGGTGACATCAATCCAATCTATCATCGTATTTTCAGTGTCAGTCATTTCGTAGAGTTCTGGCAAGGCTTCACAAAAGATTTTCAGCATCACAAAACAACAAACATCAAGATTGGTTGAACCAAAGACATTATGCCCTTGAAGTAATTTTGCGGGACTGGCTTTCAGCTCAATATAAGGCGGGGTTTTCATTCTATCGCTGCCGTTGAAGACTTTCATTGCTAACGAACCGAAATGACTAGGAATGGCTTCATAAGGGTGGGACAGTTCGGCAACATCAAGATCACCGTCAATCTCAAAGGTGACATTGCCTGCCCGTAGTTTAAGACCTGTTCTCTTGGCTATCTCTATCAGGGTTTCTTTCAAAAAAGAGGTTTCCCCGTCTTTGCAAACGAGGATATGCTCTGTTTTGAATGGAATTGATAGCTTCAAGAAGTCGATCACTTATGCCTCTATACCGCATGTGTACATACATTAAATAAAATATACAACTTTTGCATACCGCATACAAGCATATTTACATACTTTGAGACAAAAAAAGTATAATAGGACATCAATTACAAACCAGATTTTGAGATAGAAATAATGAGAAAAGATACATCTGTTCGAGTTAATGAAATGAGAAGGAATAAGTTAGAAATGTTAGCTATTGAAATCAGTCATAAGAGCGGAAAACTAACTAAAATGAGTGATATAGTTAATCATCTATTGGATAACTACCTTCAAGAAGCAAAACAGGATTTACTTCATAATGCTGAAAATTCAGGTAAGGATAAAACCAAAAGTACATAATTATTAAAAATAAAGAAATAATTATTCACTCAAGACTGTAGCAATCATTTAAAGATTGATTAATTAATAAACGGATTTGTGTCATTTTGACACAAGAGTGGACTATTAAAGAGAGTCCACTTGGATGAAAGCCTAAATGGACTATGCAAAATTTTGCATTTTTGCATAAATCTTTATTCACTACATGGTAAACGGGAGACATCTTATGCCAAAATCAGATCACAAACATCATAACCAAAGCCAAGAACACGAACAAAATTACCAACTTAGAAAACACGGTCTAAGACAAACTAAAGAAAACAGGGATTTATTGGATAAAATAACACCCCCATATTCAAAGAATACTGATATGGACACATTAATTCAAAAAAACTTAAAAAAATTTGAAAAAGCCTAGGTGGAAAAATGAAAAAATTACTAATGATCTCTTTTGTGACTTTGTTTGTAGCCGCTTGTCAACAACCATCTTTTGAAAGAAAAGTTTTCAAATCATCTCCAACAAAAAAATTAGACGACACAAAATTTTGTGTTTATGAAGGTAAAGAATACTCTAAAGGTAGCGTTATCAAAGCAGAAGGTGTAAACCTAAAATGCGGTACTTATAGCAGTGATGTATTTGATAAAACGTTATCTTGGGGAAAATAGTTATTTGAACTTTAACGTCTAAAGAATTTTGGTTTAGGTTGATAGCGATATTTTCTAATAAACTCTTCTAAATCAACAGGAACTGATGAATTTGTCAGTTCCTTTAAAAACTCCCCCAAGTGTTCCATTTTCTCAAATCTTGCTTGAGTCTGTTCAGCAGTTTCCAATCTGTCAAAAACAAAACGAATTTCAACCGTATCATAGCTAAATCTTATATTATGCTCAGTTTGTTTGAGAAGTTTCACTGCCTCATAAAAATGTCTTGGCGTGATATGCTGAATGGTAATATTTGACATAAATT